TGTAGTTAATCTTACAGATAACGATGGCATTACGCTTGGTGGCAGCGCAGGAACAATTGACATTGTTATTGATGCAACTACTACCCAAGATCTAGTTCCAGGAAGTTATGTTTATGACTTAGAGTTAGTAGTTGGCAGCACGGTAACAAGACTAGTAGAAGGTAAATTTACTGTAACCCCAGAGGTGACTAGGTAATGGCAGATGTTACTGTAGAAATTATAGAAAGTGTTGCATCTATAGAAACTACAGATGACAAGGTTACCGTTGATCTTGGAACATCTGGCCCACAAGGTCCAAAAGGTGAAGATGGAGAAGTTTTATTTGCTGATCTTTCTTATGTTCATACACAATCTGTTGCATCAAATACTTGGACAATAACACACGGACTTAAATTTATACCAGGCATAACTATAGTAGATTCAGCAGGAACAGTCGTTGAGGGGTCATATAACTACCCAGATGCAAATACTGTGGTTGCAAGCTTTTCAGTACCTCTCTCTGGAAAGGCGTATTTATCATGAAAGGAAAAGATAAATAATGGCAAGAAATTTTCTTACGCCTATCAATCTGAACAAATTAGAACTGCAAAACGCAGCTATTCAGAATCTTGCTACTGATCCAGAAAGCCCCGCATCAGGACAGATTTACTACAACACAAATGATTCAAAGTTGAAAGTTTACAACGGAGCATCTTGGACTACCGTAGGCAATACACAAGAAGAGATTGAAGACTACATCAATGGTCTAATTACCGCTGGTGGAGGAATTTCTGTTGATTATGATGATGATGGAAATTCACTCACTATTGCAAATACAGGCGTTACAAGCCTAACAGGAACAAGCAATGAGGTTACCGTTTCTGCTTCTGCTGGAGCAGTAACTATTGGCTTGCCTAGTACAGTAGCAGTAGATATTTCAGGAACAGCAGCAAGTGCAACATATGCTGTAACTGCTGGAACAGCAAATGCAGTAGCAGCAGATTCTGTTGCATTAGGCACAGATACAACGGGTGATTACGTTGCTAATGTAACTGCTGGAGCAGGCATTTCTGTTACAGGAACAGGAGAGGGAGCATCTGTAGAGGTAACAAATACAGGTGTTACTTCTCTTGCAGGTACAACTAATGAGGTAAATGTTTCAGCTTCTGCTGGATCAGTCACCCTTGGCTTACCTGACGATGTAACAATTGCTGGTGACCTAAGTGTTGATGGATATTTGAACTATAATAATTTAAATACAGCATCTGCGGCTAGTGCAACATATTTAGAGTTTCAAAACGGTCCCGATGGCTATCTTTTGGCCGATGTTGGTGGAAACGAAATAAAAATACCATATTACTATACAGGAAACTAAAGTCCTACATGATATAATCTAGATATGGCTTTTCCTGCAACTTATAACTTCTCATATTATCGTGGAGACTCTTTTGAGTTTGTTGTTCAGCCCAAAAATGCTGATGGAACAGCATTTGATTTATCAGATTATTTGTCTGCAAGTGCAACATTTACCATAGCATCACGATCTGGGGGAACAGATACTTTTGTTTTTAACGGAGATATAACAATTAACTCTGCAGAATCATATATCAGTTGTGTCATTGCTCCAGAGGACGGTGAGAATTTAGCACAGGGCACATCGTATGTTTATGACGTAGAGATTAAGAATGATGACAATGTTTATACCTTACTTGCAGGAACAATAACAGTGACTAATGATATTAGCGGTAGAATAACATGAGCATAGAGGTGTTGCTAAATACTCCAGAAATATCTGTCATTGGCCCTCCTGCTACTATAGATATACAATTAGATGTTGGTGCTACAGGGCAAAGGGGTAGTCAGATATTTAGTGGATTTGATGATCCAAACGTAGCTCCACCAGACGCTAGTATTCTTTTAAATGACTTATTTATTAGAGAAAGCCAGGGACAGACAGAAGGATATCTATATCAATACTTATCTGATGGTGCTGGTGGATTTCAATGGGAAAAAATTGGCTCACTAAAGCCATCTATTTATAGTGACGTTGCATCATTAAGTGCTAGTGTAGGGAATATTAGTGCAAGCGGGGGTATTTATACATATGGGGTTAGTATAGCGGAGGCTTTTTCTGAATATAGCGCAACCTCTATTTCTGAAAATAATCTAAGCATTCAAATCTCTACTGAATTTGAAGACGCTCCTGTAGTTACCAGTCTTAAAACAAAATCAGTAAATAATATAACAAACTTTATAAATGTTGATTTTTATTCTTTATACTATAATTCAGCATCTGCACAATGGTTAGACCTAACAGATTCATCAGCAAAGCATCACATAACAATATCATTGCTCGCTTGATGATATAATAAAAGTGGAGAAAAAAATGGCACAAAATATATCAGACACCAATAACTTTACTACAAACTATGACGTAGGTGTTCCTGAGCAAACAGATGTTGCCAACATTATTCAAGCCTTTACAGAGTATCATTATGGTGCAGACTATGATGGCAATGGTGATCCAGGAGGTATGGAAGGCCACCTTGCTGGGATAGAACAAGACCTTTCTACTCACGCATCATCGACAACTGGAGTGCACGGAGTAGAATCAGGTAATCTTGTAGGAACAACATCCACTCAAACATTGACAAATAAAACACTTTCTTCTGCAACACTTTCTTCTCCAACAATTACTGGAACTTCAACAGTTACTGGGGATTTTAATGTCACGGGCACTTTTAATGTAACAGAAAGTATTAATGTCACAGGAGACTTTGATGTTCAATCAGTCAGGGAATCACTATCTTCAGAACTATTATCTGCTGGAACTTTAACAATTGATTACGCAACAGGAGCTAATGTATCTCTTTCTTCTCCAAGTGCGAACTTTAGCATTGATGCAATCAATGTTCCACTAGATAACGATAAAGTCGTTAATATAACCATCATTGTAACTCAGGGAAGTACAGGAGGAATCCCATCTGCTTTTAATATAAATGGTTCAGCACAAACTATACGATGGGTTGCAGGCATCACCCCTACACCAACAGCTAATAAAATTGATATTTTTAGCTTTACTCTTATCCGTCAGTCAAGCTCTTGGACAGTCTTGGCCCAAGCCTCGCTTAATTTTTAGGGAATAACATGGCATTTCTTTCTGACATATTCGGTCCCATCGGTAGAGGAATTAGAAAATTTGTTCCAAATATTATTGGACAAACTAGAACAAATGCAGCAACAAAATTAAATGAAGCTGGTCTTGTTGTTGGCACAGAAACATCCACAACGACAACAAATACTAGCTTGGATCAACAAATTATTAGTCAAAACCCATTAGCAAATGAACAAACTACCCCAGGCGGTGCTGTTGACTATAATTACTATCAATATGTTGCTCCTTTCTTCCCACCCTTCTTCCCACCGTTTTTCCCACCATCGTTCCCTTTCTTCCCACCATCTTTTGGCCCCTTCTTCCCACCGTTTTTCCCACCATCGTTCCCTTTCTTCCCACCGTTCTTCCCACCGTTCTTCCCACCATATTTCAAGCCTCCCCCCCATCACCTCTACAAATCCGTTGGAGTTGACACACTAATTAGGACACCAGACGGTCTTGTTGCTGCAGGCGATTTAGAGTATGGAGACACCCTTATTTCTGCAGAAATTGAAGGATTCCCGTATATGTGGACGGAAGAATCAAATCAACAGGCACTTGATTGGACGAGTGAAGATCCACAAATAACTTATAAGGAATCAACAGTTGTTGGAATAGTAACCAGAACTACAGAGTGGGCAATTGTAATCAACGATGACATATTTTCTGACACCCACTTTATCCTTGTAATGAGAGACGGTGAGGCAAAATTTATTGAAGTTCTTAATGTTGTAGAAACAGACCTTATCTATTCATATCAAACTTCCTCATTTGAAGAGATAACGCTTCTTGAGTTTATAGAATCACCACATGAGGTAGTTTGTATTAACGTAGAGCCATATGATGTGTTCTTTACAGAACACATGCTGGTACATGACAGTCATTCCATGCGCGAGATAGAAAACATCGGTTACGAATGACAAGCTTTGTAGCAAAGGATGATAATGGTGTCGCTACTGCAGACTTTGAATGTTTTCCAATAGAGTTAGGCGACAGTTGGATATTTACTCACAAATTTAAAAGTGGTGGCCTTCATTCTTTCTTTATTTCTATGTATCACAATCAAGATTTTCCTGCAGGGACAGTAATTTCTTCTCCGTATATGTATCATAAGTATCCAGACGTATACTCCGTATATTCCCGTCCTAATGAAGATGGAATATATTATGGTGAGAGGGCTAGTATCAATCCAATACATCGTGGTAAAAAGTGGTGGACATGGTATGGATATATGACAAGAGTTATTATGTGGGGAACATTTGGTATTCATGTAGATGTTACCCCCGACAGAAATACTAAAATGGAATCTTTTTATCAAAAAGCTACAAAGGGTATTGGTCAAGAATTAAAAACAAAAAATAATGGTAGGATGGATTATCCAGATGAGGAGATGCCTAGAGATCCAGCATTTCCTTATTCATGGCAAAATAACAGAATTTCTAAAAGGATAAAAAATGAAAACTAATGCTCATAAAGAGAGTGTTTTGTTTGAAAAAATAAAGCGCAGCAATCTTGTTTTAACCTCTGAAATTATTCCAAAAAATGTAATAGAAGATATTGATTTTATAAGAAATAGCAAAGAGGAAGTTTATCTTTTTAATGGTGGAGATAGAGCAAGCTTTGTTTATGATAGATCATGTGTTAACGACCTATCTTTTAATTATTTTCAGCTTTATAACGAATCTGTGTATCTTTGTTTTAAAGAGGTAGTGTCTCTGTTATCAATAATTAGTGGTAAGAGAGAAATTAATACAGTAAAAAATAAGTACTATTTAACATCTGAGTATGAAGAATCTTTTAGAGATGATGTACTATATGACACAGGTGGAGGTGGTGCCCCTTCATTTTCTGGATACTGGATACTACAGGCAAATGAAGATGCTAGCATAAAAATAAACTCAACTGAAACAGAGGTAGTTATTGGAACTATAGTAGTGTTTGAGTCGGGAGTAGACATACAACTTAGGAATATAGAAAAAGCAATATCCTTTAATCTATCTACCCTGAGTAGAATACCTGATCAATATCCTCAAAAATGGATGCCAATTCTGCTGTGATATAATTTTCCTTTGATTGGAGCATTAATGGAAAAAATAACACAAGGTCCATGGTACGAAATTGAAGAACAAACTTGGACAGATTCTGAAGAACTAAAAGATGGAATATGGGTATATAAAAACGTTGTAAGTAACGGAAATGAAATAGTAGAAAAGATTTCAAAAATTTTAGATAGGTCATGGAACCCATCACTAAGTTGGATGCCAGCATATGTGGGATATCAGGAGCTTATGCCTGAATACAGAGATTGCCATGACTTTAAATATAAGCCTGGTCAATTACCAGAAAATATTCCAGGTGTTCAGACAATAAACCAAATATATTCAGAACTACACTATAGACAGTTGCAGCCTGTAAAAGACTATGCCAAACATTACAACATCGGGGAGCTTAGATATTGGGAGGCAATGAATCTTGTTAAGTACGGCCCTGGAGAGCACTTTGAATATCATCACGACCATGGATATTCATATAACTGCACAGTATCTCTTGTTCTTTATTTAAATGATAATTATGAAGGTGGAGAAATATCTTTTAGACTACAAAACCTACAGGTAAAGCCAGAAGCGGGGGATCTATTTGTTTTCCCATCAAACTTTATGTATCCTCATAGAGCTATGCCAGTAATTAGTGGAACTAAATATTCACTAGTAACAATGCTTGATTATTCAGACAAGTTCCATAGCCCAGAGTTTTATCAGGAAACAGGGTCATGAGATCAATACATGTTCATAAAGAAATAGATAAATCTGCCAATATAGAACAGCTACAAGTAAAAAGATTATGGATGGATGAAACGCCAAACAAACATGCATATCAATGTATGCCCCTATCCCTGGCAAACTCATTGGGATGGGGAATATCTTTTCCAGAGGACATATCCTTTATTTGGGACGGAATTTGTGATACAACCGCAGATCACGTTAAGGTAATAAGCGGAAATAAGTATTGTTTTACATCTAGAGGCAATGCTACTATAAGCTTTAATACATATCTTACTGTTGTAACAGAAGAAAGTGTTACTACTTTAGTAATGCCCGTTCCAAATGAATTTAATGAAAATGCTCAATGCTTTACTAACCTAATAAGTACCTCATTTTTTAAGTCATCTATTCCTATCGCATGGAGGATAACAAAGCCCAATGTAGAAATAATAATACCAGCAGGTACGCCTGTTGCCACCATTGTTCCAATATCATTAGGTGCTCTGCAAGAGTTTGAGGTAAAAATACAAAATAAGCCTTATCCAATTAATAAAGAGCAAGTTAAGGAAGACTTTGAATTTTATAAAAAAGTTAGCAAACTAGGAAAATTTACAAACCTTTATAGAAAAGCAGAGAATAGTAGAGGGGAGTCTGTGGGAAGTCATGAATCAAGAACAATCAAGCTTACAACAAAAAGTGAATGATAAAAGCATAATCTTTACATCTAATAGGCATCATCTAACAGAAAATCATCCGTCATGTCCAGTTTCTTCCGTAAAAACGATTCCTAAGTGGTATAAAGATGCAGACATATATGCGATTGATCCACAAACAAATAAGCCATATATTGATCCACAAGATGGTGGGAAAATACCTACATGGAAGTCGTGTCCTGCATTGTTAGATGTTATGTCTTCAGGCTACGTTTTAAGAACGCCTTGTGACATAGAATTTTATTACGACAATAATAGGATTAGAGCCAAAGTTTTAGATAAACAAAACAAAGACTTTATTGATGAAAGATCTCCAATGCCCCAGTTTGTAACCCCCATGGGGTACGATGACAACCATTTTGCTTGGTGGATGAATTGGGCCGTGACTGTACCAGAAGGGTATAGTGTTTTGTACACACACCCTATGAACAGGTTTGATCTTCCATTTATTACTACAAGTGGTGTGGTTGATAGTGATAAGGTGCTTATTGCTGGAACCATTCCGTTCTTTCTATTTAAAGGGTGGACTGGAGTTTTGCCTGCTGGAACACCGTATTCTCAGCTTTTTCCATTCAAAAGAGAAAACTGGTCATCAGACATAAAAATAGAAAACCCAGAAAGAATGTACACAAAAAATATGATTAACACCCTTAGATTTAGAGTAAAAAATGGTGGGGTGTATAAGAATAAAATTTGGAAGAGAAGATCTTACAAATAAGGTACAATTTTGTCATGATTACCAATCCTCAAAATTTACAAAAACCAGTATCTATAACACCCTCTGGGTATTTTGGTATGGACGCAAGCAATATTGTTGAGCTAGAAAACTTTATGACAGAAAAAGAATTAGACACGTTATCAAACTTTGCTAAAAATCTCACAACCTGGGATCAAACAGAAACACATTATGATGAGGACGGCGTTGTGATATATGAGTCAGAATATTGGAAAGACAGGGTTGCTACTTTTGAAACTTTAAGATCTGTAAATCCACAAATACCTCTGATGATTACAAAAATGATGGATAGATTAAAGGTTCCAGTTGAAGAACATTTTAATGTAAAAATACAAGCAACTGGACCAACCATAGTTAAATGGTTGCCAGGTCAATATCAACACCCACATGCAGATAAAGAGTTGCACGAAGGAGAAAACGCGGGGAAGCCAAATGATTTTCCATATTATGATCTAGCCAGCCTATTTTATTTAAATGATGACTATGAGGGCGGCGAGCTTTATTTTCCTAAACAAGGTATTCAGTTTAAACCGAAGCGTGGTGCTGCTTATTTCTTCCCTGGAGATATGAATTATATACATGGAGTTACAGAAATAAAGAGTGGAGTTAGATTTACCTGTCCGTTTTTTTGGACAATAAAGGAGCTTGGAGATGCATAGATATACAAAAGACATTATCACATATGATAATTTTATCTCCAAGAGAGAGTGTGATTCTGTCATAAAGTTTCTAGACAATCAAGCGGAATCCGAAAAGATGGAGTGGATGCCAATATCTTTTTATGAATCATACTCTTCTTCTTTGCCAAAAGAAGACAAGGAGCTAGAAAAACTTGATTTGCCTTCTAATTATTTTGAAATTTTAGAAGACAAAATGAAAAAAACTGTTGCAGAGGTACATGATCTAGAAGTAGAAACCATATTTAAAATAGGATTCCATACTCAAAAATGGGAGCCAGGAGCTTATGCTAGGCCACATTCAGATAATACTGACGAAATGGGTAATTTTGGAGCATTCGAAAGAAGCAGATATGCCTCCTTTTTATATTTAAATGATGATTTTGATGGCGGCATTTTAAGATTTGTAAAGCAAAATATAGAAATACCCCCTAAAACTGGACTACTTGCTTCATTTTCTGGAAGCTTTGAAAATATGCATGAAGTAACATTACTAAAGTCTGGCGTAAGATATACAATCGGATCTTTTTGGGATGATAGAGATGAATCAGCGTATCCAGAAGAATTAAAAGAGAGTTGGAAAGAGGAAATGGAAAAGACCAGAGAGCAGCAAAGGGTAGAAAAAGAAGAGTGGCAGAGTCTTTTGAAAAAAGGATATAAAATAGATCAGCAAGGTAGAAAATATAAGATGGGTGAAGTATCGTAATGGAACTAACAAGGCTTCATGAAAATGTTTATTATTATACAAATGTATTTGAAAACCCTCAATGGATAATAGATTCGTTAAACTCATTAGATGATGATGAGCAAACATACTCAGCGATAACAAAGTGGTACCCATGGCTTGCCAGCAATAATAATGAAGATTGCTTCGGTGAAAAAAAAGATCTCTACTATCGTAATAAGGACTCTGTAGACAATCGGCTAGTTTCTGAGGTAATAGAGACAATGAGGCAAGGCGTAGAAAGAATATGCTACTCTTTTGTAAAAGATAGGGAACTAGACATTGAGCCAAACATATCTCCATTCCTTGACATGTGCAAATATACAAGGGGTGGAAATCTTGGACCACATTATGATGGTTTAGATGGAGATAGAAGCCTGATGTATTCTATCGTAATGTACTTCAATGATAATTATAGGGGTGGTCAAATATCTTTCGCAATTAATGAAGATGAGAGAAGGCCCACAACAAATATACAAGACCCTGCTATAGATTTTTGGGTAAAGCCAGAACCTGGATCTGCAATAATATTTCCATCAACCTATCCGTACTTTCATCAATCGCACCCAATAATCTCTGGTGAAAAATATATGTCAACCTCATTTATATTTGTTGAGGGTTATGATCCATATAACCCCGATCATGTTAAAGAATATCGTAGCTAATGAAAACTGCTATTGTAACAGGGGCAAGCAAAGGGGTTGGCTATCAAACCTGCAAATTTCTATCTGAAAATGGATACAGGGTAATAGCTG